CTCTTAATTCTTCAGGAATAGTAAAAAGAATATGCCTGTGAGAGAATAGCCTGGGCCGCGAATGCGTGGAGTCGCGTGCCCCTGGCGGCGGCCTCGGCACGGCGGAGGGCCTCCACCATGGCGCGGTCGTCGTAGTTGAGCCAGTGGTACTTGCTGGCGGAGAGGAGGGCGTGGTCCTGGGGCAGCCGGTGCTGGTTCCAGTTCACGAGGCGCTCCGCATAGCCTCGATCACGTCCTCCTCGTTCTCGGGGTACACGAACCATGCGTACCCGCCGATCTCGCAGAGGTGCTCGACGTAGTAGCGCTGGTTCGGTCGGACAGGGGCGTCTGCCGAGCGCTTGACCTCGAGCGCGAACCACCTCGGTCCGACTAGGACCAGTAGGTCGGGCACGCCCTGCATGTAGCCGGCGTCGTTGCGGAGCACGAGGGAGTTGGGGAACTCCTTCTTGATGCGTCGGACGAGGTTCGCCTGGAACTTGCCCTCCGGGGTGTAGGCCATGGGGCTCTCCTTCACGGGTAGGTGACGGGTAGGTCGGAGAACTGGAAGAGACGGATTTTTGAGAATGATTTTCAAAAATCCTAAGCTTAGCTTATCTCTTCATTATAGCACCGGAAATAGGCCCGGGACGGGCCTTGCTAGGGGCGACCCGCGTAGGTCACGATCCGGTAACGGTTCGGTAACGATCTGGTCACGATCTGGGCCCGGTACCGGAAGTACCAAAAGTACCACTTTTTTTTGACTTTTGTCCTGGGTACCAGTTTTCGGGGTCTCTCTATCTTCTTCTTCTTCTTCTTCTAGAATCTTTAAAAAAAACTGGTACTTTTGGTACTTTTGGTACCAACCGCATGATTCCAACGAAAAGTCGGTACCAAAAACGTAAAAACCGGAAACCAAAACTGGTACTTTTGGTACCGGGTTTCGCTGACGGCGAACAGGTGTGGTACAGAAGGTGGTACAAACCGTTCGCTGACGGCGAACAGAGAGGGGCGCCGGTACCGGAAGTACCAAAAGTACCAAAACTGGTACCGGCGCCGAGACGTCCCTCTGTTCGCTCACAGCGAAGCGGTTGAGGCTGCCCACAGCCTCTCGTTGAAGTCCTCCTTCCGCTCTAGAGCCCTCTGCACCCCTCGGTCGATGCTCGACACGGTCCGGAAGGTGTAGTACCAGAGGTCCGTGAAGGGCGTGTTGAGCCTGTCGATCCTCCCCATGCACTGGGCCCTGCGTCTCCACGAGTACGTCATGGACCAGAACACGACGCAGTCCGAGGTCGTGCAGTTCCACGCCGCGTCCCCTGCCGCGTACTGCACGAGGTACACCCAGGACTCCCCGGTGGGCAGGGGCTCGTGCCTGTGGCCGTTCCACTCGGCGTACACGGCGCCCTCCTCGTCAAGCCGCTCCCTCAGGACCTCGAGCTCGTAGTCGAAGTTGTAGAACACCACGACGGCCTTGTGAGCCTCTCTGACGGCCTGGAAGGCAGCCCATCGTGTAGCCCCACAGTGGCACGCCCAACGGGCCTCTGAGACCAGTTCTGAGGCGTTCTGGAGGGGTTTCTCGTGGCGCACCGACCACCTCTGGGACATGACCCGGTCGTACAGGGCCTCGTCGTACCCCACGGTCACGACCTCGTGGTGTCGCACCGTGTGCCGCTGGTCAGGCATGGGCACGACCACCCGTCTGCGAAGCTCCTCGAGCCGCTGTACGCCTACGTAGTGGTCCACGACCGGGTACCTCGACCAGGGCTTCCACACGACGTGCTGTCGGCAGAAGTCCGTCCGGTTCCTGTAGAAGCCGTTCGCGGTGAACAGGGCCCAGTAGTCCAGCCAGGTGTCCCCGGGCGTCGCCGAGAGCATCACCCAGTCGTTCTGCCGGGCCACCCTGACGAACGCCTTCGCCCACTTGCCGTGCCCCACGGCCCTCTGCTCGTCGAACACCACGAACCAGCCCCTGGTGTTCGTGTACCTGTGCAGGTTGTTCCACGAGTCGATGACGACCCTGATCCCGCCGAGGCTCGTCGACGGGTCGGTCGAGACGTGGAAGGGGAGCAGCTCGCCCTCCCACTCGTGCGTGTCCCTCTTGCGAGGTGTCGTTATCACGAGGAGGTCCACGGGGTGCCGCGGTACCTCCACGCCGTCGCTGTCGATCTCACCGGCGCAGACCCTGGAAAACCAATAGGCCAGGATAGCCCTGCTCTTCCCCGAACCGGTCCCGCCCGCGAGGACGGAGCCGGTCCGGAGAAGAGACAGGACCTCACGCTGGTGAGGATAGAGCTCTATCCTCATTCAGGACACCTCAGAACTGGCCGTTCTTCCACAGCCAGTCGTAGGTCTCGCGATAGGTCGCAGCGGCCTCCAGGAGCTTCCTGTTGGCCTCCTTGATCTTATCGCGCTGCTCCTGCGGGATCCCTGCCCAGTTGACCCCGCTGGGCGTCATGTCGACTCCCATGGACGTCAGCTTGGCGGCGTTGAAGCTCAGCGCCTTCAGGATCCCCCGGTTGACACGCGGCTGGTGCCTGCCGAGGATGGTGTTCGGACTGGGGACGGTTCCCATGGTGTTTCTCCTTCTCTCAGGGGTGCAGGTTCAGTACCCGCTCGTGGTACCAGTTGCAGGACCAGGCAGCCTGCGGGATGGGGGCGCAAGCCTGGCGGCCCAGCTCCTCGTTGGCCCAGGGGTCGTCCCTGAGCTTCCTGGCGGTCCTGCTCGCCATAGCGATCCAGGAGTCGCAGAGCGACCTGACGTCCTGGATGTCGACCGCGGCACGCGCCCAGCGCTCCCTCCCGGTGTACCGGGTGCAGAGCTCGCCGGTGGCCTGCTGGAGCAGGATCTTGACGAGATCGATCTCGACGTCGATCTCACGGACGTCCTCGTACGGCAGTCGCCGTCGGCAGGCGTACAGGAACGCGAGGGCGGACTGCCCGTAGGTGAGGCCGTTTATGGTAGGGGGGTTCATGCTGGTTCTCCTAGCTGTTCGGCAGATAGGTGGGGAAGACGTGGAACTTCCACGCGAACAGGTTGATGTCGTGGCGCATTCGCCTGATGCTGACGTAGCGCGTGAAGCGGGTGATGTCCCAGACCAGACAGTTGAGCGCGTTGACGGCCTCGAACACGAGGCGGTAGTCCTCGGGCTCCTTCTCCTCCGAGCCGGCGTAGATCAGGAGCTGGTCTGCCGCTCGGTTGAGCACGAGGACCCAGCCGTTGACGAGGTTCTCGACGTCGTTCATGGTGGCGACGCAACCCGGGTACGGGAGCTCCCACCAGCCCCGCTTGTACCGCTCGTCCTCGCAGAGCTCGCCGGTAGCGGTCCTGATGAGGGCGAGCATCTTGTCGAGGTAGTCCTTGCAGATCTGGTCGTGCGTCTCCTCGTCACCGTAGAAGACGCCGGTGTCGATACCGAGGATGCTCTGCCAGAGGATCGAGACGACCTGCCCGAGGGTCATCCCGCGTACTGTAGGCGCCTTCACCGGTCGATCCCCGTCTCGAGCCGGAACATGTTCTCCTGGATGAACCAGGTCTGGTGCCGGACCTCGTCCTCAAGGAACATGCACCTGGACTTGACGCCTCGGACCTCCTGGAACGTCCACCGGATGGTGTCCCAGGTCTTGAGGTCGGTGTCCCGGAGTTCGGGACCGACACCGAGCTCCTTGGCTACCTTCCGGAGGTGGTACATCCACCCGCTACAGACGCCGCGGATCGCGACGAGGTTGTTCGCGGGAGCGAGCTCGTGTGTGCGCTCCGTGACGAGCTCACCTGTGGCCTGACAGACGTCCCACAGGAGGTTGGACTCGTACTCGTCCACGATACGGGGGTCGAACCCGTTGATCAAGAGCTGGTCGTCGAGCCACCTCAGGTAGGAGGAGACGAGCTGGCCCAGGGTCCTGCCACGCCAGGTGACCTTCCGCATGCGCCTGGGCGGTACGAGGTTGTTGATGTCGAGCGGTTCCATGGTCGTGTTTCTCCTTCTTCTCAGAAGCCAGTAGGCGGGTGGGGGACGTCGGCACCACGTGAGACCACGTAGTACCAACGGCACATCATGCGGATGTCCAGGAGCTCGCGCTTCCACAGGCCCTGCTCCGTGAGGCGCAGGGCGATGTCGTCGAGCATCTTGTCGAGGTCGAAGATGGTGTGCGGGGGCTGGGAGAGGTCGACCTTCTCGGGGTCGGTCTCGGTGCCGGTGACCTCCTTGACGTAACGGAGGATCTCCTTCACGTCCTCGGGACGTGCGAGCTCCTTGCCTGCCCGGACGTTCGTGTCCGAGAGGTAGGAGACGATGGCCTCCCCGAGGTTGCGGTCCTTGTAGATGACGTCAGCGTACATGGTGGTTCTCCTTCACATGAGCTCGGACACTGCGAGCTTCTCGATGGTGCTGTTGAGTCTGGTCAGGACGTTGTTGTTGTGGCGTTCCGCCGCCAGGTGGATGTCGTTCTCGACATGGTCCATCACGAGGCGGATCAGGACGAGGTCCTTGGCGACCTGGCGCCACAGCGAGGGCTCCTGCTCGAGTACGGTCTGGTACAGCCACACGAGCTCCGTGAGCCGACTCCGGCACCCTGAACGTCCCTCGGTGGGGTACCTCGGCCTGGGGGCGCGCCCGCCGTACAGACGGGCCAGCAGACCCCGTACCTGTACGGTATGCTGGTGGTTCCCCTTCCCCCGCACGGACTGGACGATGTAGAGGGCCTCCCCGCCCCAGGCCTGAGCGGCCTCGTAGAGGGAGGACGTGTCCTTCTTCGGCCGGGTGCCCATCAGATGTCCCACCTGTCGTTCTCGGGGGTCTTCGGGTCCCAGTCGTCCTTGGTCTTGTCGTTGACGTAGTCGTAGGCGGACTTGTTCATGGTTCTGGTCTTACCTTCCGTGATGAGTCTGGTTCTCAGTTACTGGCGTACTTGCGCTCGAGGAAGTTCTCGTTCACTACCACATACAGACTGTGCAGGTACGCCTTGACGCCTCGCTGTCCCCGGACCTCCCAGGGACGGAGCGTCAGGTACAGGTCGGCGGTCTCGATGTCGACACCGTCGACGGCGCCCACGGTCTCCTCCGTGAGCTCCGTGTTCCCGCCCGACGTCACGAGGACGACCTTGGGCGGGAAGCGCAGGGGACGTCCGTCCCGCATCCGGTAGTTGACCCGGACGTTGAGGACGGGCTGACCCGGGTCCTCCTCGTCGAGGGGACGGAGGCGCCGGACGTTGCAACCGCGTCCTGCGAGGTCCTCAGCCTGCTCCTCGGTGAGGAACAGGCCGAAGGAGCGCTCGCCCTCGGCGTTGAACCTGCCCTCCCGTCCCTGGAAGTTTCGGAACCCGAGCCGAGCTCCCTCGATCAGGACCTTCTCGTTAGCCATGGTTAGTGTCCTTTCTGATGGTGTTGAGGTCTTCCATGGAGATGAACCGCTCGACCTGAGCACGGGCTGAGCGGACCTTGTCCTCGTAGTACTCCGCGTCGACGACTGACGGGTCCCGCCAGTCGACCGTCCTCGCGGCGTCCGAGGTGATGAAGCGGTGCCCCTTGGTCCCGGCCACCGAGATGTAGCGGTCGTCCCGCAGCACGAGCAGCTCCCCTCCGTCCTGTACCGCCATGAACTGGCCGGCGCGTCCGACGAACTGGTAGTCGTGCTCGTTCTCCGGGAGGGCCTCGTTGAAGTCCAGGTACATGGTACCCTTAGCCACGGACTTGGTGACCAGGAGGTCCTCGAGGCGGATCTCCTCGTTGGAGAGGAGACGCTTGTAGACGTACGGGTCCTGGAACAGGGCTCCCGTCGCGGACCAGTGCCCGCCGGGACCCTCGGCCCGGGCGATGTACTGGGCCTTGTCGAACAGGACCATCGTGTCGTACGTGGCCTCGTGCTCGAGGACGTACCCGTACTGCCTCGCGAAGGCCTGGATCTCCTCGACCTGGTCCGGGGTGGCTCCCGGTACCTTGATCGAGTCCGTCTTGATGTGGACGGCGCTGAGACCCATCTCCTGCACGAAGTGCTTCAGGTCGATCATGAACAGGGCTCCGCGCTTGGCGACGATGTTGTCGCTGTTGCGAGGGTCCCGGAACAGGTTCTCGAACCGGGCCGCGGTCAGACCGTAGACCGAGTTGATCACGATCTTGAGCGCGTACGCCAGCCTCTTGGCCTCGTCCGGGTTCTCCAGGAACTCGGCGAGCTGCCCGTCGAGGAGCGTGCGCGCCTTCTCCGTGTCGCCGTTCTTGATGGCGAGACGTGCCCTGACGATCTCCTCGAACCGCTTGGTGTACGGTCCGAAGAGGTTCAGCTGGATGATGGACGTCGGGTGCATCGAGGCCACGTCCAGGAGTACCACGTCGTGGTACACGCCGGGCTCGGCGTACACGTAGCCGCCCTCAGACGGGTCCTCGCCACGGTACGTCGAGTGCCCGTCCTCGAAGACGTAGCCCGGGAACATGGTGCTCAGGTCCGTGTACACGAAGTCGTCCTGGGGGTGGCGTTCGTCGCCGAACATGATCCGCCCCATGTGCTGACGGGTCGTGTCGTTGACCGAGAGCCCGCTCAGGGCGGCAAGCACCTTTCGTGCGTCGAAGTCCGCCTGGAGGTGGTGGAAGACCGCCTCCGTCGCCTTGACGTCGTTCGTGCAGTAGTCGCCCACCTTCGCCCAGCGCTCGACGGGGACCGGCTGGTCCCACGCCAGGTCGAGCTCCTTGTGGGTGATCCCGAGCTCGATCTCCCACTTCTTGAGCGACATCTTGGTCGCCGCGAAGTCGTAGACGTCCGCGTACGAGGCGTTGTAGGCCTCGCGGAACGTCGAGTTCGGCTGCTTGTCGATGATGCCCTTCGAGATCCTGAAGAGACCCTGGTTGTCGTACCCCATCATCCTGGCGTACAGGATGTGGTTGTCGTACCTGCGGTTGTTGAAGCCGACGAGCTTCTTCCCCAGGAACGACTCGACCTCCGACGGGCTCGGGTTCACCATCTGGTGGACCTCATCGGACCCGTCGTACTTCCAGCACACCAGGAACAGGTTCGGGAACACCTCGACGTCGAAGAACACGATCTTGTCGTCCGCGTACTCCTCGTGTCCGGTGTCCTCGTGCTGCTCTGAGGCGAAGTGCATCTGACGTAGCACGCGCAGGCAGTAGTCTGCGTTGTTCGTGCTGTTGGCGCAGAACAACATGACCCTGGTGTACATGTCGGTCACGTCGTAGTCCATCCCGGACGTGTAGGCGTCGTCCAGGATCTTCCGTATGAAGTCCACGGACGGCTTCGTGGCCGGGTGGACCTCCTTCCTCAGGTTACGCTCGATCAGGTCCCGTAGGGCCTTCTCGGACGCTATCTTCTTGCTGTTGAGCACTGCCGGTCTCTCCTCCCTCTCCGGGAGCCCTGTCGACAGACGTCGCACAGGCTCCCTGTTGCAGGCTGTGAGTCTCCTTCTGAGTGAGCTCTTCCCTCCGAAGGTCTTGATCTCCACACCGGGCTCGTACTCCCTCGCTAGTCGCGAGACGTCCCCGTCGTAGAGGTAGTGCAGGTGCACACCGCCTCCGGATCTGGAGAACTCCGTGTAGGTCCTGGGCCACCTCGCAGCGGCCTCCAGGTTCCTCACGGGGTCCTTCTGGCCGTCAGGACCTCTGAGGTCGAAGTCGATGACGACCAGGTTCTTCGGCGGTCTCACGAAGTGCTCCGCCGTCGTCACCAGGTCCTTGAGGCGTGTGGTGCAGTCGTCCCAGGCGCAGCGCGGCGTGCCGCCGTCGGAGGCGTACTGCGCAGGGCAGTCGGCCAGGACGTCGTCGAGCACGGACACGGTCTCGTCGAGGACCAGACCGACCGGGTGCTCCTGGTTCGCCTTCCTCTCCTCCGCCCGGAAGCCCTCGAGCATCTCGGTGCGGAGGCCGACGAAGACGTTCGTGGCCTTACCCGTCGGCGTCTTCCGCTGTGGGTGGAACTCCTTGAAGTACCCCATCATCTCCGTCTTGAAGACGTGCTTGGGTACGTGGAACGAGAGCCCGCTCTCGTCACAGTACTCCTTGTACGAGGCGTACAGCGACCTGAGCGTTACCTCCTTCTCCGCGAGGAGCCTTGGTGCGCTCTCCTCGACGAAGTTGTACACCGGGTTCGTCTCCGTCATCATGCGGATGGGCGTGTACCGTCCGTAGTAGTTCCGCCCCATGGACGTGTAGGCGTCCCTACAGTACCGGGCGATCCTGCCGAGCTCGAACGGGATACGGCTCATCAGCAGCTGGTACTCGTCCGGCTCGAACCGCTCGCCGCTGGGCGCGACGTCGATCAGACGGCGGATGAGACCCGACTGCCGGTCCGTGATGCGAACAGGCTTGTTCGTGCCGATGAACAGCATGGACCTTGACGAGGTGGTGTACTGGGTCTTGTGCTTCTCGTTGATGATGATCTCCTCGTGCGAGACGATGGAGTTCAGAAGCTGGTTGCGGTCGATCCGGGACAGGTCCGCGTCGTGGTGGATGGCCACCAGCGGGGAGTCCCGGAACATCGCGGAGGCGAAGGCGTCCGACCTCGAGGTCAGGGCGTCCGCGTCGAATATGGACGTGTAGCCGGGGAACAGCTGCTCGATGATGTTCAGTACTGTCGACTTGCCGGTACCTGACGAGCCGTACAGTACGACGAACTTCTGTATCGAGCTGCTGTCCCCCGCCACGACGGACCCTATGGCCCACAGGAGCTTGTCCCTCTCCTCCTGCTCGTACAGACGCTCGAGGAGGGTCCGGAAGGACTCAGGGTCCCCCTCCTCGAGGTCGTACGGCAGGCGGGTGCTGGCCATGTCCTGACGCCTAGGCTCGTCAGAACGGTAGACCAGCTTCGAGTCAAGCGGCTGCCACGAGTCCGGTAGCGACGTGACGTACTGACGCCAGCGTCGCCACGAACCGGTGTCGTAGCAGCGCATCCACTTGGTGTGGGAAGGGGCTCCGTCCAGGCGGTTGGTCTCGGCGGCCAGTTCCTTGTCGACCAGGCCGGCCACCTCGATCTCGCGCTTGGACCAGAGCCCCTTCTCCTCGTTCCAGACGGCGTAGAACTCCCGTCCTCGGATCATGAGGTCCTGCACGTCCTGGACCCAGAACACCGGGCTCACCTCGGTTACGTCCTGCCTCTCGACTCGACGCGACGTCGTGGCCGCGGTGACGAAGTCCATTTGTGTCTCCTCCTACGACCCCGTGGAGACCAGCGAGGTCATGTAGTTGCACGCCTGCTCCCAGAGCGGGAGCCTGCGCTGGTCGATACGTCGCTCACGTGCCCAGTCGGGCGGGAGCGGGAAGAACCCGCAGAGGCCGGCCGGTGTGGTACCCCCGGCGCAGGCCTCGTGGACCTGGATGACGAAAGCCATGACGTCACGTGGGTTCGTCATGGTGAAGTTGTCGAAGGCGTACAGTCCGGCGTTGTCGAACATGATGTCCAGCGCGGGCCTGTCGTCCGTGGACAGGGTCTCGTCCACCCGTTCCGCGAAGCGGACCAGGACCTCGAGCACCGAGTACGGTCGTGTGTACACCCAGGACCCGAAGAGCGTGCCGGAGTTGTCCTGCACGAACTCCGTCCTCAGCTCCTCGGCGTCCTTCATGCGGGCCTCGTCGTAGCCTGGGACGTCCGTCCACTTCCGGACGGCAAGCTCCCAGAGCCCGCCCCCGAACTCATCCGGGTCCGGGAGCATGGCGTACGCTCGGTTGACTAGCCACCTCGCGTAGCCCCAGGACTCCGAGGAGCTGAGGACCATCTCGTCAGCGAGGCGCATAGGCGCCCTCGATCCTGTGGACGATGAAGTCCTTACGGAGGTTGTCGTTCCGCACGTAGACCGTTGTCCACGTGCCCCCGAAGCCCGTGAGGTCCCCCACGAGCTCCTGCGGGTCCTCGACCACGTCCTCGTCCTCGTCCACGACGGTCTCGTCGTCCGTGTAGACCTGGAGCTCGGACTTCTCGTAGTCGAGCTTGTCCTCCGAGAACTCCGCCTCGGATATGGCGTAGATCCGGGAGTCGAGGTGCCCGTCGAGCGAAGCCTCCTCGTCCTTCTCGACCTGCTCGGTCAGACTCTCAGGGTCCGGTGCGTACATGTCGAGGGTCTCCTGGAGGACGTCGTCCAGCTCCTCGTCCTCCTCGTAGACCCAGAGCCGCTTGGGCGCGGGGTCCATCTTCTCCGGGTTCCGCCAGTACGACGGTACCCCGTAGTCCCACACGTAGTACGTAAGGGCGCCCAGCGCGAACGCCGCGACGTGTGTGCAGATAAGTACACCAGTGGAGACGACCATCAGATCATCTCCCAGATCTCGCCCTGGACGTTCGGGTCCAGGACGTACTCCACGACGTGGGTGCCGTCAGGCAGCTCGGCGTCGATCTTGCCGGCACCGATGCCCAGGTCGATGAAGTCGTCGCCCTCGGCGTTTCCGTACAGCCAGCCGGTCAGCTGGCCAGCGGGGGTCTCGGGGGCCCCCACTGCCTTGTAGACCTCGTTGAGGAAGACGAAGCCCTTGGACTTCAGACGGTTGTTGAAGTAGTTCTGGACCTGGGACAGGAAGGCGTCGTTCTCGGCCTTGGATGTGCACCAGTTCTCGTTGCCTGCGGCGAACCGCACGGCGTACATGCTGAACGCCTTACGTGTGGCGCCCTGGTAGCCGGTCGCCTCCTGGGCCTCCTTGTCGAAGACCTCGATGACCGGCTCGTCGGGGTCCTTGCCGGCAGCGCGCAGGGCGTTCTCGTACTTGCCCTTCAGGAGACCGTAGGCCTCCTTCGAGCTCGCCAGAGCACCTGAGAGCGCCACGACACGCTTGCTCATGATGTGGGCGGCGGAGCCGTGGCAGACCGCGCTCAGGGCAAGGAACCCGATCGTGGGGGCGTACAGACGCAGACACTTGACCGCGATACGGGTGGTCACGGTGATGGTGTCCTTGCGAGAGTCCTCGCCCTCGTAGGGGGTGCCGTCCTTCATGACGCGGCCTTCTGCGCATGCCTGCTTGATAGCCGCGAGCTGCTGCCTCTCCGGGGCGATCGTCTCCTCGAGACGGGTGGTCGCCTTGGCGGCGCAGACGGACGCGGCCACGCTCGAGGCCGTGCCCATGACGTGCAGGATGGTAGGTGCGTGCTTGACTACGTGGAGAGCCGCCATGCTGACGGCTCGTGTGACTACGGAGAACATCTGTGTCTTTCCTCTCAGATTCGGTCCGTGATGGACACGGGTTCAGGCAGGTTGAGCAGGTAACCGCCGCTTGTGCGACGGATATGTACACCCTCGAAGACACCGGGGTTCGTCCAGCCCCGGTTCTCGTCGGTGTACTCGGGGGTGATGCCGATCAGGCCGTACAGGTCTGCCACTGATACGGATCCGTACTCGTCACGGATCTCGGCCATGGACTGGAGGACCAGTGAGGCCTCCTGCCGCGTCGCCACGACCACCGGCTCCCAGGCAGGGCGGTAGGCACGGACCGTGGCGGGCTGACGTGCACTCGAGTAAGGAGTGCTACCAGGATATGACTGCTGGTAGCTGGTGTAGCCGGCGGAGCGGCTGCGTGACGGGGTCCTCGAGCGTCCGAAGAGGACCCTGCTGAAGGACTCCGAGACGATGTCGAACACCAGGTCCTTGATCGCCGGCAGGATGACGTCCGACATGACGTCGCTGCCTACCGTGCGTACGTCCTCAGTCACGAGCTCCTGGCGGAGCCTTGACCGCTGACGGCGGTGCCCCTTGGCGATCTGGCGGACACGAGGTCGACGAGGTTCTGTGATCTCCTCGACCTTTCGGTCGGCGCTGTTGGAAGGGAACCTCTCAACTGCACTCATCAGGCTCGCTCCCCTCGAGGAGGGTTACGAAACGAGACGACGCCGACCGGGGAGCCGTCCTCGTGGATGACCGCGCTGTACTCCACCTCGAGGAGGTAGGTATCATCCCAGCCGACCCAGTCGCCCATGGCGATCGTCGGAAGACCGATCATGTTGTACCAGTCGTTGAGGGACACGAAGGCCTCGGTGCCGTGGAGCAGACGCTCGTTCACGTCGTTGACGTGCTTGCGGATCGTCTCGAGCTTCGACCGGAAGATCCGTCCTGAGTAGTCGTCGACGAATACGTCCTCAGGCAGGACGACGGGCACGATCTCCGCCTCGCGACGGCTGTCCTTGTGCTCCTTGACGGCCTCGTAGGCGTCGTCGTGGAGAGCCTCCCTAGCGGCGCTCTGCCACCGGGCGGCAGAGCTCTCGGCCATCTCGTACAGGACGAACGTCCCCGCGAGACGGCGTGCCAGTACCTGGTGTCCCGTGACGAGCGCAGCCACGGTCACGACGGCGAAGCAGGCTGCTGGGATATAGCAGGTCCAGTTGTCCCGGACGATCTTCGCCGTCTCGCGGAGCGTGGGCTGCTCGAACCCGTAGGTACGGGAGAGCGCCAGCTCGTGGCCCCGGGCGGCGAGGACCCCCGTGACGAGGGTTCCTGCGGCAGCAGCGGCTGTGCAGATGACGGGGATGTTGTCCTTGACGAACTTGAGTAGTGGCTTCACTTCTGCTTCCTCCTGAGAATATGACGGATCAGTGCGACGAGTTCGTGGATAGATCGTGGTGCTGCTGTTGCCGCGTGTCGCATTTTTGGGGACTTCCTCGGAAAGTCCATACCGCTCGAAACGGTATGGGGTAGGGGTTACTTGCTGAAGTGGCGAAGCGCCATCTTCATAGACGTCCTGAACAGCTGCCCGTTCATCTCCCGCCGGGAGATGACGTTGTCGGCGTTGGTCAGGATGATGAGGATGTCACGCATGGTAGATGCCTTTCAGGTTGTTAGGGGTCATCCTACCATGCGAAATATGTCACTCCTCGGCCTTGATACCGAGCTCCTCGGCCTTCTTGATCGCCTCCTTGGCGATCTCCGGAGGGAAGACCTCCTTAGTGAAACGCTCGAACAGACCGGGCTTGTCGAGGAGCTCGCCGATGAATGCTTCAAAGGCGGGCGAGTTCTTGAAGCGCTTCCGGATCTTCTTGCTCTTGACGAACCGGTCGCCTTGTCGCTCGCCGTAGGCCAGCAACACGATCTCCATGACATCTCGGGCCACCTGGAGACCGTCTGTCGCGAGGTCGCCGGGGTTGGTGGCCTGGAGCCGCTTGGCCAGCCTGTCCGGGAAGCTGAGGATGTCCTTTCGTCCGAAGGCGAAGTAGAGAGTGCGGGTCTCCTTCTCACCGTCGAGGTTGGCGTATGTGATGTCGTACTTGAGCACGGGTGTGTTCCTTTCTGGAGGGTCGAAAACCCCTACCATCGGGATTGATGGTAGGGTGTCGGTGGTCAAATCTTGGGGATGAGGCTGAACGCCTTGGAGGCGATGACGAACAATTGTTCGTGTTTCAGCACCATCAGGATTCCTGCGAGGGAACCGAGCGTCCTGGTTGTCTCGCCGCTTACGGCAGGCTTGTCGAGGCTCTTTCGAGCCTCAGCAAGCCCCTTGACGGCAGCGACAGCCTTTTCGTACTCGGGATCCCAGGGATTGAGTCCTGCTAGTGCCTCAACTGCGGCAGTGAGTTCCTGATCGATCGCCTTCTTTGGGCGGGGACGCGGAGATCCGTCAGACTTGATCAGTCGAACACGATAGGTCTGCATGATGTTCCTTTCGGGTAGGGGTCATTATAGGAAAGGAAAACCCCTACCACCGGGTTTGGTGGTAGGGGCGACCTGTGTCAGAGGGTGTTGTTGGACATCGGGGTGTCGTCGGTGAACTCGTACTCGACGTTGTCAGTGTCGTCAACAGTGTCGTCGGCGTCGTGGTTCTTGCGGATGGCATACAGGATGCCCAGTGCCGTCGCGGCACCAGCAGTCGCGAGGAGCCCACGGTAGTGGGTCTTCACGAACCGCTGGGTGCGGGTGATGGCACGGGCAGCCATGTCGGCTGACCGGGTGAACTCACGATCGTTGACGACGTTGGCGTCGTTCTTGTCGGAGGAGTTAGAGGTAACGAGAGCGGAGGTGTTGTTGTCCATAATGAACCTTTCTTGGTTGTAGGGGTCATTCTATGACAGGAAAAAAGTACACGTCAGATCTTGACGATCTTGATGTGGTAGGTCTGGGTACGGATCTCCTGGTCCTCGGGCCAGTCTGCCTGGAAGCAGTAGACGTTAGCCGCCGTGCCGAGGCAGGCCTTGAGGAAGTCTGTTCGACTACCCGCGACGAACGTCGCCGCGACGAGCATGCCGGAGGTGAAAGCCGACACGCCGTCGGCGAACCTTCCGAACTTGTGGATTCTCCTGCCCCAGCTAAGTAGCCTCGGCGACTCCGGCTTCTCGAGGTTCTTGTCTTCCATAGCAGTTCCTCTCGGGTAGAAACGGAAAGTGCATAGCACTTGCTGAGGGTGCTATACGAGGGGTCTCCCCAGATCGCGGACTAGACGATCCGGGAAGGAGGGGGGTGACGGGTTTCTTAAGAGAAGGTGGAATGCATTCCGGTATGAATCCTAGGGTTCATACGTACCTGTCACTATACCTACGGAAAAACCTATACCACTTGTAGGGTGGTATAGGGTCGGGGTCACTTGTCAGAGGTCGCGGAAGCGAACGATTTTTACCTTGTGGGGTTCGGTGAAGAACTCGTTGATGGCATTGCGCTCAACTTCGGAGTTGTTCTCAGCGTAGGCGTCCTGGTCCAGAAGCCTGAAGAAGAGTACGAATACGGCCTTCTTCAGCAAGCTGTAAGGACCGAAGACGCACGCAAGCGCGAATCCGGAGAAGAATGCGGCGATACCGGTGAAGAGCATCCAGACGAATGCCCCCTTGCGGTCATAAACCTTTTCGGTTTCCATGATGATTCCTTTCAGAGTGGTGAGGGGTCATTATAACGAGCGAAAAAAAAAGAGGGTCGGAAACCCTTTACCGCTGGTTGTGCGGTAAGTAGGGGGTGGTAGCTAGACGGATGATGCGAGGGTCTTGTGGTTTCGGTAAGCTCGGACGCACTCCATGAGGAAGATCGCCGCGATCACGCCAACATGGTGGCTGAACGCTAGATACTTCAGGATAGAGAGTACGGCGAGGAAGTTGCCGAAGAACCATACGAGGAGTCCCATAGTTGTTTCCTTTTCTAGTGAGGGGTCATCCTATCACCAGAAAATATGTATCCGGAAAGCCTCTACCGCGGGATACGGTAGAGCTTTGAGTGGTCACTTGACTTGGTGGCGGATGCGGAGCGTTCGCTTCCAGTTCTTTTCGCACTTACGCCAGGCATACCACACGAGTCCGATGATGACGATGAGCGGGGATGCGGGGGATCCCAGCAGCATCGAGATGATTCGGAGGATCGATGAGGCGATGATGATGGCGATGATGAGGATAAGACCGAGGAAGAAAAGAAGTGTCTCCATTGTCGGTTCCTTTCAGAGTGAGGGGTCATTATACCTGCGGAAAATCTCTACCACTGGTTCTGTGGTAGAGGGTTGGGGTCACACGTCAGAGGTCCTTGAAGCGGACGATCCTGACGCGATGCTTCTCCGTGAAGAAGGTACGAGACGCGGCGCGCGTGGTGCTTCGCATAACGGGGTTTCGACTCGTCTTGATCTGGAACGCCAGCATCATGATCCGGAAGATCCGGAAGATGATGCCGGCTGGGGCGAAGATGAAGACGAACATGAAACCAGTGGCGAAGGCCTGGGCGCCGGTCGCGATGGTAACTGCACGGTTGTCGTCGCGGTCGAGGGTCTTGTTCATGGTATTTCCTTTCGGTAGTGAGGGGTCATTATACATGCGGAAAAAGCATACCCCTCGAAAGAGGTATGCCGGTCCGCCTAGACGTGCTTGACGTCCAGGGTCACCTTCTCACGGCCGTTCAGCACGTGGGGCTCCAGCTCGGCGAACACCTGCTTGGTCTTGTCGACCATGAGGGTGCCGTCCGAGGTCTGGGCCGCGTTGAAGCGGATCGTGCTGATGCCGATCAGGGCACCGAGAAGGGTGTCCAGGGCGGTGATGGTGGTGATCACCTTCTCAGGCTCGGGGAAGCCCCATGCGCCGGCGAGGGCGCCGTAGAAGGTCGCGATGGCCGGGAAGGCCACGAGCGCCACGTACTTCAGGATCCTGTAGACTCGGTCCGGCAGCATTCCTGTCGTCTCCTCTGCTCTTGAAGCTCGAAGGCCTGCTGGTCAGTGACCAGGGGTAGTGACTTGACCTGGTTGTACACCTGCTCGGCCAGGCCGTTCCCGCCGAGCTTCTGGTACGGTTCGTAGACGTACACGTGGTAGTCCTCGAACTCGCCGTACGTCACGTACCCGCGACGTATGAAGTACATACCGCTCTGGATGATCCGGTCGTGGGCCAGGCCTCGCAGCAGCTCGGTCGTCGCGTCACGCGACCGCATCCTGCTGGAGATCCAGGCCCAGAAACCGGACGAGGCGATCACCGACACCAGCACCGTGATGATCGCACCGACTAGCTCCGACTTGAACGTCATCAACGGTAGGTCGGCTTGTACCCTACTGGCGGGATCAGGACCAGCGCGGTGGTCTGCCAGCCGTCTCTGCCGGTTGTCGGGTACCAGGATATGCAGCCTGGACCGGACTCCCACAGGAGCTTACCGCAGCCTCCGCGTCGGGGCATGAGGAACTTCTCGTTGTACGGGGCATCGTAGTACACGTAGTCCCCGGACCCCTTGGCCCACTTCTCGGACCCCTCCCCGGCTTTCACCGAGTACTCACCAAGAGCGGGCTTGTAGAAGGACTCCAACTCGATCGTCCCGACCATGTGGGGGTTCTTCTCGGCCAGTTGGTCCATGGACTCGGACCAGCCTGGCACCGGAGGAACCTGGACGTCTTTTGCCAGTTCGCGGTAGCCTTCGCCCGTAGGACTGTAGGACCAGTTCGGACTCCCCACAATCCTACGACGGTCCCTGTCCAGTACCGTGTACGGGTCCATCATCCAGTAGTCGTGCGACGCGATGACGCTGGAGTAGAACGCCTGAACGGGACTGTCGTACCCTAGTGTCCCATAGAATCCAGGACTCCGATCGCTGGAGCGGATGGGCTTCGTCACGGGTTCGAAGTCCGCCGGGCGCTCGCAGTAACCGTAACCGAACGCGGACTGGATCTCGGCGGTCTGCGCAACCATATAGGACAGGTCTCGCATGAGACGCATGAAAGTACCGCCGTAGAAAGCCACCACGTCCTGGTCGTAGGCTTTCCAACCTTGCATCTCCATGATGTCCGCGGGGTTCTTACCCCAGACGATACGGCCACCGGATGCGTCGGACCCGGACAGAGAGTCTGAGAACGGGTACATCGCAAGCCAGAGACCCTCTACCTCTTCCCCGTTCTTGTTGAAGAAACAGGGGTTGACGAACTCCCCAGAGTTCTTGGAGGCCGACCGGGTCTTACCGACGACAGCGTTCGTGGTCATCTCGAATATGCGGTGTCTCTGAAAGTCCAGCGCGAAGTTGTACCTCTCGCGCACATACACCTTGGGGATCCACACGAAACATCCACCAGAGTAGTTCGGGTTCGTAGCATCCGAGCCTCCGCCGGACAAGCGGACCGTGGGATCCCTCTTGTCCAGTGCGTAGTCGGCCCGCCCGTGGCGGTTAACCACGTAGGGTTTGATCTGACTGAACCAGTCATCATATTCCCACCCGCCTAGCGTGGGGCCTTCACCCCAGCTAGCGCCAGGTTGAAGACCGCGCACGGGCTTGTACTGGGTGCAACCGTGTAGCGGCTTGATATTATACACCAGAGGCTCGTGGTACATCTGCCGGAAACCGTACAGGCCACCCGGAGTGATCATGCCTACGATCTGCGAGGTGTCGTAGTTCAGGACCCCATGGTCTGTACGTGCGAACACGCCGTAGTAGACGAGTTTGTTCTTCGCCAGCGAGGGGACAGTGGTGTAAAGTACGCCCGTGTCTCCAGTGGGATAGTCCTCGAGGAACGTGAGGTCTGGATCCATCGGGTCCTGGTAGACTATCTTGCCGTCACGAACATTACGCGGAGGACGCCCCTCCCTTGCTACGATCGTGACTCCGAAGGAACGTGCCAGGACCTGGCGAAGGGCTCCTTCTCCGATGTCCAGGTCCTGACCGTTGTACCAGCGGATGGTGACGTCGTTCTCGCCGGTAGCGATACCAACAACTGAGCACGGGTTACAGGGTATGCCGGAACCGGTGCCGTCCGAGAGCCACTGCTTGAGCGTCTCGACAACGTAAGCAGATTCCGCCCAACTCAACGCGATTCCTCCTTCGTGGTGGTCTCGATAACGAGGCCTTGCGTGTTTCGCCGGATACTAGTGTTTGTTTTGATGACCTTCTCACGAGTGGGGTCGTCGTATTTACCGTCGATCTTCGTTACCGCGCCGTTCGACGTAACGGTGGTCGTGATTGTAGGTTTACCGTTTCCGCGTTTCTCGACGATCGTCGTACCCTCGCTGCTTTCAGTGATGACGACGTTAGCTGGATGGAAACCGTCAGCAGCAGGGTAGAAGTCGTTGAGCGCAGCGTCAATGCGTGCCAGCAGCTTCGCTCCGACGTCGCCGGACAGGGTGTACTTCAGGTCCTTGAACCAGTTCTGGAACTCCAGCTTCTGGTTGTCGCGGTAGTCCGCCCACTCACGACGGATATCGTCGATGTACTGCCCTAGGCTCACGGTACCGTTCACACCGACGACGAACGGGCAGTAGTCGGTACCCACGACGTACGCGATGTCGGTCGGTACGATGGACTTCGCCTTGGCGCGGACCGTGACGAACGCCAGTGGGAGCTGCACCCGTTCCGGGTCCTTGACGTAGACCGGACGTACCGGGTCGTACCGGGGTTCGCCCTTGACGACACGAATATCCGTGTTGCGGACGTTGTCTCGCCTGTCGAACTCCAGGCACACGAGATCGATACGGTCCTCGGACTGGTCTGCGTCAGCCAGGGTGGTGGTCACCGGCTGGTCGTTGTACGCCCAGGTGCGGATACACCACGCCTTGCCGGTGCCGATCCTGAGACGCATTCCGGAGTCCAGGCTGACCTTGAACTGGTCGCCCACGGACAGGAACACGCCGTCCCGGATCACACCCTCGAACAGCCGACCGAAGGCGTCGGCGTCGTACTTGCGGTCCCCGTTGACGGAGTTGTAGAAACCGCTTACTACGGTCATCAGGCCTCCTGAATATGTGCGAACGTCGGGTAGACCGCCTGCTCGTCAGGCGTGAACGAGCGCGTCAGCCCGGTCACCTGGCAGATGGACGACACCCCGTAGCGGTTCTCGACGTTCACGTAGTCGCCGAGGAAGTAGTGTACGTTGAAGCGGAAGTCGTTGTCCGGCAGCAGCTTAGAAGAGAAGGTGTACTCCCGCTTGTTGCGGATCAGTACCTCAGTGCCTCGCTTCCAGAGGCGCTGTCTGTACTGATCGTCAGTGAGCTGGGTCTCACCGTCCTTGTCCTTTACGTCCGAGGCGTTGTAGAACATCTCCCGCCGGTCAAGACCCTTGGGCTCGACGGTCGTCTCCCACTGGTAAGCGTAGAACCTCACAGCGCCCTCCCCTCTTCCGCCGAGGAGGACCGTGTTCATGTACGTCTTGATGTCGTCAGTGAACTCTGACGACTGCAAGTTACCGTAGTCCTCCGAGAACGTGACGTACACGTTGGAGCTCTGACGGTACGACCGGTCGACTGGTTTCCGGAGGTACATGTCGAAGTAACCCGCGCCCATGCGCTTGACGAACCAGCCAGTACCGGTGTCCGTGCACATCTCGTTGACGGCCTTGTACACGCTGTCCCCGGTGTACTGGTGGTACACGGCCTCGCTGGGCCAGTTGTTGTACGTCGGACTGTAGAGGTTCCGGTTCAGACGGAACTCCGGGATGCGCCGGTTGATGTTCTGAGGCGATACGATCGAGTCAAGGACGAGCTTCTCCACACTGTACAGAAGACCCTGTCCGGTGAAGTCCTCGAGACCCCACACGATACGCCTGTCTAGAAGGTACTCGAGCGACCGTCCCGTGACCACGACGTAGTCGCCCGTCTCCACGTCCGTCTCGACCTTCACAGCCTCGATCAGCATGTACTCGGTGTGCCCGCGGACGTCGTCCCAGAAGCCCACGTACCCGCCGATGGGGTAGTTGGACAGGATCGTGTTGTACGCGGGGACACAGAGCTCGAAGTCCCCTCCACCGATGAAGTTCTCGTGCCAGAGGAGCTGGATGAAGACGTCGGTGACGTGGATCTGCTCCAGGTTCTTGTCGAAGGACCACAGGTCCACGTCACACCCCCAGGTGGAGACGGAAGTAACGGGCGTAAGCGGTTACCGCGTTCGTGTCGGTGCTCGAGAGATCGAACGCGATACGGTTCTCGCCCTTGACGAGTATGGGCCACTTGGACTGACGCTTAACACAGTTGAACAGGTTGTACCAGTGCTTGGTCTGCGCACGGTAGAAGCGAATATAGCGTTCTCCCCGTACCGTTGAGACCTCGAACAGGTCACCCTCCTTCGGCTTGCTGCCGATGATGCTCAGGACCAGAGAGAAGTCCAGCTCGAGCTTCATACCGGTCGTCACGTTCGTGACCGAGAACCGGTCTGCGGACGTCCTGATGTGGAGCGTAAGGACGAAGCCCACGTCAGCGTCCCCGCGGTACCCCAGGACCTTGTCCGTACGGTACTTGAGATCGCAGAGGATCAGGAGAGGCTGCTTCAGGCTCTCGTTCGAGAACGGGAACTCGAACATCGGGATCGTGTCAGTGAAGGTGTGCGAGATCGTGCCGTCGCCTGTCTCGACGAGCTCCCTGAAGTAGGGCTCCGGGCAGTTGACCGTGACCGAGACCTCCTCCTGCTCGGAGAATATCGTCGGAGTCACGTCCTCCACGTACCCGTTGATGTGGAGCGTCCGGTCCTCGCGGTCGAACGCCAGTCGGACAGGACGCTTGAGCGGGAACGTGTCGTACACGATGTCCCGTGCGTCCTGGATAGTGGGGACGGGGTACAGCGCGAAGGTGAACGTGATGGTGCGAACGTCCATCCTCGCGCTGTTGAACACCGCCCCGTCCCCGCTGCCCAGGGACCTGGTGTTGATCGTCGCCTTACCAGGACCCAGTCCCGTAATGTCCTTCACGATCATGCCCGTGTCGTGAGGAGGTCGTAGTGTGACGGTCCTCTTGGACCCGAGGTTGTTGTCGATCGTGACGGAACGGATCATCTCGAGCCTAGCTCCTGGAACTGACGGAACAGCAGCTGTGTGTCTCGCCGGATCTGGTACCGGTCGAGCTGCTTCGGGCTGTTGTTCACCTGCTGGAAGTTGTAGTGGTTCTCCACGGTGCCTGTCCCGGCTGCCGCGGGTACTGCCGACGACGCCGACACGGTCTTCGCGAGACCGAGTGTCGGAGCTGTGCTGATGCTGTTGGCGAATATGTCGCCAAGCTCGTCAGCGGACTGCCGTACCTCGGACAGGTCGACCACCGGACGGATAGTCGGCGTCGCCTCGGCGTCGACGAGAGAGACCGAGTCGTTGAACGCCTTGTTGACGTGCTTCGCCAGGGTCTCGGTAGCCTGTTCGGCCTTGTACGTGTCATCCTCCAGACCCCTGACGAGACCGGCGATGATGTACCCGCCGCCCTTCATGAACACCCTCGAGGGCGAGTGGATACCGAGCCAGCTCGCGAACCCGTCCCAGGCCTGGGACGCCAGGTCGGTGACGGCGTTCCACACCTCGGACACGCCGGCCTTGATGGCGTTGACGATACCCTTGATGATAGCCTTGCCGATGTCCATGCCGTGCTTGAGCATCGACGGCCCGTGCTTGCTGATGGCCTGCGCGATCCCCTGGAGGAACGAGTCGATCAGCTTCATGCCGGAGTCGATGATACGGCTCATGTTGGCGGATATGCCGTCGAGGAACGCCACGATGACGTCCGTCGCGGCCGTGATGATGCGCCCGAGGTTCGCCGCCAGCCCCTGGAGGAGGGACACGATGATGTTCGCGCCCTTCTCGATGAAGGTCGGCAGCGACTGCTCGATCGCGGTCACCAGGGCGATCAGGACACCTATGAGGCACGCGATGACCGACGGTGCTGTCGCGTTGATCGCGTCGACGAGGCACATGATCAGCATGATCATGAGGTTCGTCCACACGGGCGCGTTGTCGACCATGATCTGCGCGAAGTTCACAAGACCCTGTGCCAGGACCGTGAACAGCAGCGGGATCAGGTTCAGGATCGTCTCGCCGAGGGAGGCGATCATGCCGATGGCCGCGCCGCCCATGCCTACCAGTGAGCCCAGACCGATGGCGGCCATGAGCATACCGGCGCCGGCTAGCGCCACCGCCAGACCTATCGCAAGGAGCGCGCCGGCCAGTGTGAACATGCCCGCCGAGACCTTGTCCGCCTGCGAGGCAGCACCCAGGAGGATCTTGAGCGCGAGTCCGAGTGCGATCATGCCGATGGCGACCGCGGTCATGCTCAGACCGCCCAGTGCCTGTAGCGCCTTGGCGAATATGTACAGCGAGGCGGCGAGGACGATCAGGACACCGGCGTTGTCGGCGTCCCCGGCCTTCACCTCGTTGACCGCCTTCACGAGCATCTTGATGACGAGCCACATCATCGTCATGCCCTTGAAGAGCTCGCCCCAGCCCATCTCCGCGAGCTTCTTGATCGACGCCGTGGCGATGCGAACAGACAACGTGAGCGCCAGGAGCATCGCGGACTTGGCAACGTCACCCGCGCTCACCAGCTTGGTCGACGCCACCATCAGGGCGATGATGATCGACAGCTTGACGATGCCTCCGACGAACTTCCCCCACGGCATCGCGCCCAGGAGGGCGATCAACCCGCCCACGAGCATCAGGGCCGTGGCCAGCTCGATCATGGCGAACGCCTTGCCGACACCCAGGTCACCACCGAAGTTCTCGTAGACCGCGAACACCGCCAGGATGGCGGCGACCGCGACCGTGCCCTGCACAAGGGTGCCGAGGTCCATCGACCCGAGAAGAAATATAGCAGCCGCTACGAGCTGCATGGCCACCGCGATCGTCAGCATGGCCTCTGCCTGCTGGAGGATCATGGCCTTCTTGCTCCGGTCGAGCCCGCCGTCCGACATCTTCTTGACGAGCATGATCATGGCGGTCGTCACAGCGGCCATACCGATCAGGCCCTGCGACAACTGCTTTTCGTCCATGTCGCCCATATTCTTCAGGGCGCCTGCCATTGTCGCGAAGGCGAAGCCTAGGAGGATCAGGGACGTGGCCATGATCATGGCGCGTCCGAGCCCGCCCTTAAGTCCCTCAAGCGCCTTGATGGACTTGACCATGGTGGCTGCGAGCACACCGATCGCGATACCTGCGGAGGTGAGATTCTCGGCGGGTACCTTGGCCAGGACGTAGAGCGACAGGGCCAGGACGCCGATGGCCGCCGCGAGGATGAGCATCCGCTCAGCCTTCAGCTTATCCGCCTCGGCGTTCATCTTGTTGGAGAACGACTTGAACGTCTCCGCGAAGTTCTCGAGTGTCTCGTTCAGAGTGGACAGCGTCTCAGCCAGGGGTCCGTTGAAGAGCCCCTTCCAGGCCTTGAAGATACCCACGCCGGCACCGATACCGAGAGCTGCCTTGAGTAGGGTACCGATGTCGTACTTCTCGTTGAACGCCGCGAACTTCGCCTTGAGGGACTCGAGCCCGCTCGAGGCCGAGTTCTGTATCGACTCGAGTCCGGGCTTGATGTGATTCTCGCTCGCCTCGCTGGCGGCGTCCCGGAACTTGGCCGTCTGCGCCTCGAGCTTCTCGACGAGCGGCTTGAAGAAGTCGCCGAGACCGTGCGTGGTCGCCTTGAGCCCGTGGCTGAAGGACTCGACGATGTAGCGACCGAGACCGGACCAGTCCTTGGCCTCGATGTAGGACTTGACCTGGGCGAAGCCCTCCTTGATCTTGGCGATGAGCTTGCCACCGACGTCGGTGTCCTTGATTTTGAAGGGCTCGATCACGCCGCCGAGCTTCGACTTGATGCCGGACAGGTCGATGCCGGACAGGTCCTTGAACGCGGCCTTCAGCTCGGACAGTGCGGCCTTGACACCGCCACCGTGGAGCAGTGTGCTGAAGGCGTTCGCCAGAGCGGTCTTGAACCGCTGGATCTTGGGTAGCGCCTGCTCCGCCCAGGTGGCCCTACCCTCCTCGGCGAGCTCGTGCATCCGCTGACGGAGGACCGCGAGCTTGGGCGCGCCCTTGTCGGCCCACATCATGGAGGCCTTCTCGCGGAGCTCGCCCAGTTTCGTCTTCAGCTTGTCCGCAGACGCTGCGGAGACGTCGCCCCACTTCGCCTGGAACTTGGCCTTGAACTCCTGGAACTTGGCGAGGACCTTGTCCATGACGCCGTCGAGCTTCGCGAACCCGCGGGTCGCCAGGTTGGACACCTTTGCGGTGATCTTGTCGAGGACCGGCTGGACCTTGCCCTTGATCTTCTCCTGGAAGGCGTCGAACTTCGCCGACACCTTGGAGGTCACCTCGCCGAGCTTGGTCAGTGCCTTGTTCTGTCCGTCGCCGAGCCCGAAGAACCTCTTGACCGCGTCGGTCAGCTTCTTCCACTTCTCAACGAGGGACTCCGGTATCGCGGCCTTGATCACCGTGCCGAGGTTGGTGAACCACGCCCACATGTGCTTGACCGAGCCGATGACCGCGTCGATGACTCGTCCGATAGCCCGGGCCGTGATCCCGAAGACGTCGAACGACGTGATGAAGCTCACGAACTTCTTGGTGACGTCGCCGATCACCGCGGCGAGGCCGAGAAGGCCGCCGGCGCCGGTCTGCCCGAGGCTCAGGAACCCGGACGCGACCTTGCCGACGATAGTACCTACGATTTTGAGGGTGCCGACGATGGGGAACAGCGCCAGCTTCACTACGCTGAAGAACCCGGCGGCGACACGCTGTAGTCGACCGAGTGTCTCCTCACCCATGACCAGACGCGAGGTCAGGTTGGCGAACCCGTGGGTGATGTTGTAGAGACCCTGTGCTGTCGGACCGGTGAAGATGGCCTTGAACCCGTTACCGATCGCAGTGAGCGGCTTCCAGATCGCCATGAAGGCGTTCTTCAGTCCCTCGATCAGCTCGGTCCGTCCGCCGAGGTCCTTCCACCCCTGGAGCAGGTTGTTGCGAGCGTCCGAGGCCTTGTCGACCACCCCGGTGAGGAACAGCGAGATCCCGGTGAAGAGGGCCTTGGCCTCCTCGAAGTTGCCGAAGACGATCTGGAACGTCTTGGCCCATCCGGAACCCACGGCCTCCTTCGTGGTGCCCAGCAGCTGGTTGAAGGTCTTGACCTCGGTGGCCGCGCTGGTCGCGGTCTGGGCCATCCGCTGGATCTCGGCGATCTGGTCGGCGGTGTATCCCATCGCCTCCAGCTGCTCGTCGTTGTAGTCGCCGGCGATCTGACTGAGGGTCTCGAGGAGGACGGACGACGTGAGCCACCCGTCCTTGAGGGACTCTCGGAACGTGCCCTCCTTCTCGATCCAGTGGTCGACCGCCTCTCCGTGGACCCTCGCAGTCCGCTTGAGCGCCTCCTGGAACTCCTCGCCGCCCATGCCCGCGTACACGACTGAGTTCCAGTCCTGGAGCTTGACGGACCCCGAGGCGAGGGCCTGACTCAGCTGGGTCATCGCCGAGGTCGCCTGCATGGAGTTGGCGCCCATCATCGCGGCCAGGTTGGAGATACCCTTGATAGCCGCGGTGGACTCCTTGAGCCCGACACCGGCTGCTGTGAACAGACCGATGTTGCGGGTCATCTCGGAGAAGTTGTAGATGGTCTTGTCCGCGTACAGGTTCAGCTCGTCCAAGGAGGCCGTCACGTCGGCCATGGTGGTACCCTTGGACTGGGTGTTCGCCAGGATCGTCTGGATCGCGCCCATCTGGGTCTCCCACTCGGAGAGGCCGTCGAGGACAGGGTCGAGCGTGAAGGACTTGAGGACCGAGGCGCCGGCCGAGATCGCCTTCGTGGCGATGTTACCCAGGGCGGTACCTGCCGCGATGGACAGGACGTTGAACCGGTCGGCCACACCGTCAGGGGCCGCGGCCATAGCAGACATGTCGAAGCTGCGGACCTTGTCGCTGAGGCTCTGGAGCCCGCTGGTCACGCCGTCGAGGTGCAGCTTCTCCTTGAACGTCGTTAGAGCCGCACCGGCCTTGGACAGCCCCTGCTGGAACTGCTCGGCCTTGAGCTTCAGCTCAACGATCCTGGTGTCGATTGAGCTCATAGACGCTTGATCTCCTTCCAGGCGTCCTCGGCGATCTTGTTGAACACAGGCCGCATAGCAGGGTTGATGAAGTCTCGTCCCTGGACGTATCCGCCGTTCCCGTTGCCGTGCCCGTACTGGAGGAGCACGACGATCGGGATTCCGGTCGAGGTCGTAGAGGTGTTGCGCCAGACGATCTTGTAGGTGCCCTTGGAGCCGTGGACCTCGTAGGTCCAGCTGGCAGCCGTCTTCCCCGACTGCCGTGGTGTGGCCTTCTGGAGTTCTGCGACCCCAAGGGCACCGTAACGGTTCAGCACACCACGAAGCGTGAGTGCCTTGCCGTCACGAAGAAACTTCTCGACGTTGTCAAAGCCGCCGTGAACGTCAATACTAATCACGTCTCAAAGTTCCTTCGATTTTGACCAGCCTCAGACGAGGCGGCCGTCGTTGAGCGTCCGCTGCCAGGCGGACGCGGTGTTCGGGCCGAGGTAGCTGTCTGCCAGGACGCCCAGGGAACGCTGGAGCGCCGCGATGGTGTTCGGGCCGAGGTGCTCGTCGTCCTCGACGCCGAGAGCACGCTGGATAGCGCCGACCAGGGGAGACCCGTCGGTACCGTCGTCGTACTTCACGGTCGTGAGGGCGACGTGGTACTCGCGGTTGCAGACGTCCTGGCCGGAGATCTCACCGTCGACGGTCGTACCGGCGAGCTGCTGGGCGCGACGGACGGACCGGGGACCGAACTCGCCGTCTACGTACAGCTCCTCGTCATCGTCCTCCCAGTCCGAGGCGGAGCCGTCGTAAGGCGGACGGATCACGGCGCAGACGTCGGAGTAGTAGCGGGTCTTGTAGGCGACGGCGCCGTCGTTGGTGTTGCCCTCTACGGTGGAGATGCTCCAGCCGTTGTTGGACAGCACGAAACCGACGTGGTCGCTGATACCGTCGTCGTCCCAGTCGAAGAACACGACGTCGCCGCGCTGGCAGTCAGCGACACTGACGTCGAGCCCACGGCTGACACCCTGGTTGATACCTGTCGGACAGTACACGAAGATACCGCCCGGGTAGTCGTCGCCGGCCATGCGGAAGCAGTAGCTGACGAACATGGCGCAGTAGGGCACGCCGGACTGTGCGTAGACCGAGTAGCCGGTAGCGGCCGCGCACCAGCGACCGTACTTCGTGCCCTCGTTAGGGTCGTCCCAGCGGGAGTAGCCGACCTCGCCCTCAGCGACGGCGAGCACCTGGTCGAGTGTCGCCACAGTCAGGCCTCCTCGTCGGGCTTGACGGCGTCCTCCAGGGCGCGGGGCAGGTTGCCCCCGTCCTGGGTCGCCTTGATGGTCTCGATGTCCTCTAGCTCGTTCAACCGAGCCTCCCTCTCCGGTAGAGCTCACGGGCTCGGGCCTTCTGGGCCGCGAACTCGGAGCGGCTGACTTCCTTCCGCCCCGACTCGGACTTGACCTGGCACGTCCGGATCAGGGCCAGAAGGCGGTTCAGGTGCCAGTACTGGCACTCGAAGGGTATCCGCAGGGCCACCATCTGATAGTAGATGATCTCCGCGGTAACCGTGTCGCCGGCGGAGCCCTTCCCACTCTCGTGGAACCAGGTCGCGCTCTGCCGGTCGGTCATGTAGGCTCCGATCTCCTGAGAGTGCTGGAGTACAAGACGTGTGAGGACGTCCCTGCTCGGTGGGTCGTCCAGGCACATGCACTCCAGGTACAGCAGGAGGTCCTCGCCGGAGAGGTCCGTCTCCTTGAGGAGCGACCGGTGCGTGATCGACTCCCATTTTGACAGCGACGCGAGGCTGTGCTCCAGCCGCACGACGGCACCGGGCGAGGAGACGAACGTGAGACTCCGTTCGTCGAAGTACTCACCCGGGGCGACCTCGAGACGGAGCATACTACTTGAGCAGCTCCTTGATCTCGTCGGGGGTCAGGATCTTCGGCTCGTCGGTATTGTTACCGAACAGCTTCTCCTCGAGCTTCTTGAGCTTCGTGACCTCCACCTTCGCGGAGTTCACCCGGATGATGGCGGTCGGAGAGAAACCTGACACCGGCACAGGGGTCGTGTTGCACTCGTACGACAGGGTCGCCGCTGCGGGCGAGTCGCTGATCGTCGAGTGCTCCTTCGAGGAGGGCTTTGCGGAGCAGCCGTAGACGACACAGAGCTCGTACGCGGCCTGCTGGCCGGCCTTGGCGTCGCCGATGTAGCTCCGCCAGGCGAGGCCGAACGTAGCACGGGTCTGCTGTCCCATGCTGACACCCTTGGTCAGCTCCGCCAGACCGTCGCAGGCGTCGAAAGCGTCCGGGACGTCGTAGGCCTCGATGGTGAACTTGAACTTCTCGGCGGAACGCATCGAGGCGTACTGGATGTTGTCCGCGTAGAAGTCGGTGGCCTCGGCGCCCTCAGGGCTCTCACTGATCTTGGTGACGCCGTTCCACGGGACGCCCTTGCCGTAGGCGCCGGAGTTGTCCTGGACGTAGAGTGCGACGTGGTCGACACCTGACCGGAACCGACGGTCCCCCAGCTCGTCCCACTTGATCGCTGTCATGTATCTGCCTCCTAGGCATAGACTCGGAATGAGAAGTGGTACAGGCTGTCCTGGACGAACGTCGACTGCAACACGGCGGTCGGGAGCTGAAGGACCTTGTCCACGAGCTTGGAGTCGGGGTCCTTGGTGACCACCAGGACCTGGTACCTGCGCTCCACCCTGTACGGGATGTTGTCCGCGAACGTCGTGTCCGCGGAGTCCAGACTGTAGATGATCGCCGGGTACGACATCCGGTAACCAGCAGGGGGGTTGTAGTACACGTTCCCCCACAGCTCCCGGAGCGCGTGATCGAAGTCGATCCTCAGACCCACGTCACACCCCGCTCTCGTCGTTCGGGTACGGCGCCCCGATCTCCAGGACGATCCTCGGCCACTGCCAGGTCACGGACCGTACCCGGAACCGGTTGCCGCGCCACCTGACGAAACGGATGTTGTCGATGTACTTGGTGCTGTACCAGTCCGTCAGGAACGAGACCTGGTTCGAGAGCTGCACGTCCTCGACGCTGGAGTCGTCCTGGACGACGGGGCGGACCATGACACGGTTCACGAACGCCGGGTACGACCGGACGACCTGGTCGTCACGGTAAACCGACTTGGCGGTCTCGCGAAAGTGCTGGAACCCGACGTCCACCTTCTCACGTGTCATGGTCCGCCTCCATTTTGACGGTCAGGCCACGGTCTTGGTCGGGACCGGAGCGGCGTCCGGCGTGATCGTGGTGCCCTCGACGCCCTCGATCGCGATAGCGGTCTTGGGCTGGAGCAGGCTGCCGGACAGCCGGGTCTCGAACAGCGAGACCTGCTGGTTGTGGTTGATGTCGAAGTCGTTGAAGCTGGTGATCTCGCCGCCACGGGTCGAGCCGTTGGTGTAGTCCGCGGGGTTGAGCACGATGGCGAGCGGCTTCATCTTCTTCGAGGTCCCGGAGTCCGTACGGGTGGCGCTGTCCATGACCTGGACCTCGTACACGGCGGAGACGCGAGCCTCGGCAGCGAAGTCGGTCAGTGTCGGGTACACACGACGACCCAGGGCGTCCCTGGTGGTCAGGATCGTGGCCACCAGGTCAGAGGTCGCGAACATGACCGGCGTTCCGTTGCCCTCGAACTCCTTGCGGGCGAGGACGACTGCGTCCGCGATGGCCGCGGGGGTGACCGCCTTGGCGGCGCCGCCGCTGACGTCCCGGTGGATCGTGTAAAGCTCCGGGTCGGTGAGCACGGGACGGACACAGTCGGTGTCGATGTGGTCCTTGTCGGTGGTCTGACGGCCATCGCCGAGCAGGATCGCACGGGCGACCTCCTCCTCGAGCGCCAGACGAAGCAGGCTGGCCAGGTAGGTCAGTGCGTCGAAGTCGGTGATGTCCAGGATGTCGTCCCGGTCCATACGCGACTTGGCGTACACCGTGGTCGGGGTGGTGGTCCTACGCAGCCACTTGAAGACCTGGTCCTTCTTGAGGCCACCCTTTTCCGCGTAGCCACGAGCCCGGGCCTCGGGGTCGCGGGTATCAGTGAAGGTAGCCCGCAGACGGGACATACCCACCTTGGTGGTACCGTTGAGCAGGGCGTTCACCCACTCCTTGCGACGCTGTAGGATCGCGGGAGGGGTGTTCAGCTCCTTGGCGTCCGGGAACAGACCGGCCACGGTCTTGAAGCCGTACTCGTCCGCGTGACGGAGCACGGAGTCGCGCCAGTTCGCGCGCCCCTCCGCCACGTCGGCCATGATCTTCTTGAAGACGTCGTGCTGGAGGATGTTCGGAGCGTCCTCGATCGCCGGCTTCTCGAAGACGTTGCTGTGGTGCATGCTGGTGTCCTTCTTCTCAGAGGGTGCGGTCTTCTCGGACTCCTCCTCGCCGGATTCGTCCTCTTCCGAGTCCTCACCCTTGGTGAGCTCGGTGATCACGTAGTCGACGGCGGCCATCTGGGCCGGGGTGAGACTGTCGAGGAGCTCGCCGACGGTGAGGTCCTCCTCGTCGGACGGAGGCTCCTGCTCGTCATCCTCCTTCTTGGGCTCGTCCTCGTGAGCGAGACTGGACCCGATGGTGATCACGGCCTCGTCGCCCATGTACTCCTCGTAGCCGTCGGAGTGGACAACCGTAAGGTTGTCGATACGGGCACCAGGGTTGGCCCCGGCGAGGACGAGTGAGACCTCGCGGATGGAGCCGTGTGTCACCACGTCGCCGTCCTGGACGAGCTCGTTGGCGTAGATGGACAGCGCGGTGACGTCGCCGTGCGAGATCAGCTCCGCGGCGCGCTTCCCGGTGTCCGTGCTGTTCAGGTACCCGTAGCAGTACACGCCCTTGTCGCCCCGGTCCTCCAGGACGGCGTGGCCGAGCACGTTGCCCGGGTCGTTGTGGCGGTGCTGCCAGACCAGCGGCACCGTCCCCTTGTCGTTACCGCGGAACGCGCCCGGGCGGATGGTGCGCCCGTCAGAGCAGCGCACGTTGGGCACCGTTGCGTAACCGCTGAAGTCAGGCTTCATAGGTTTCCTCTCCGTTTTGAGGTTCGGTCGACTGGTCTTCCAACGGGTTGATGTTGGGGTTGACAAGCTTGTCCGCGTTCGGGTCGTCAGCCGGTCGGAACCCGAGCAGACCTCGGATCTCGTTAGGCGTCAGGATCGCGTTGCGCGACATCGTGTCGGCGATGTCGTTGATCTTGTCAAGGGTCACGCCCATGAACGGGTCGTGGAAGTACATCACCCGGTGACCGATAGACCTGGCGGTCTTGGTCAGGAACTTTCGTGTCAGCTCGTTGACTATCGCCTCCAGGATCGGTCGCACCGTGCGCTGGTAGTAGTTCTGCTGCACCTGCTCGTCAGCGCTCCCGTCCAGGATGGACGGAGAGATCGACAGCTGCTTGTACAGCTGGTCTGTTAGCCACTCGACCTGCCCCATGATCGTGTTCTCGACAGGTCGGTTGAGCTGTGTGATGTGCTCGGTCGCGTCCACGTAGCTGATACCGTACGTGGAGCCCTCCAACTGCTTGCGGATGTTCTCGACACGTGCCTTTGCCTGCTCGGCCCTGGCGGTGTTCTTGATCGCGTAGGGCAGCTGGAGGATCAGGTCGAGCTTCCCGTGACGGGAGGCCGTGCTGATCACGTCCATCGTCTCCAGTCGTTCCGTCAGGCGCTTGAGCGTCACGTTAGGCTGGTTGGCCACCTGGAAGAACGGGTTCTGCACCAGTGCCACGGAACGCTTGGGCAGGACGACGTCCTCACGACGTCCGGCTTCGGGGTTGTAGAGCTGGACCCTCACGAACCCCGGCATCCAGTCCCTCACGACGCCGACTCGCACAGAGTCGATACGCCACGTGTTGGACTTGGCGATGTCGACGTCCGTGTCCACGGGGACCACAGCGGCCACGCCGTCCTGAAGCATCGTGTAGACGATGTCGTAGATGAGCTCACGCCCGGTCTGGTCCTCGTTCGCCTCGACGCGGAGACGCTCGTTGAGCGGGTCCATCACCTCAGCGGCGAAGGTCCCGTTCTTGTCGACGGTACAGTGCTTGATGTCGGTCATCGAGACGTCGAGCGCGATCCTGTGGTACAGGACCTCGATCAGACCGCGAGCGCTGCCGTACCCGTGGAACAGGGTGTCGGGCCTGCGGTACGTCGACGGGAGCACCTGGGCCGGTGGCTTTCGGATCTCAGGCGACCGGAACACGTCCCAGGCGTGGGACAGCCGGTCACGTAGTCTCGCCATGAATATCTCCTACTCGAAGGCCTCGGTGTTCCGCTTGTACGCCACGAAGGCGTCCATCAGCGCCGACACGGAGTCGATCTTGGCCTCTCGGCGTTTCTTGTACAGCTTGCGGTTGCCGTTCGTGTCCTCGAGGGTGAACGTGTTTCCCATGCAGAACTGCATGATGGCCTGGTCGAAGAGGAGCTTCCTCTCGTGGGCCAGGATCTTGATCTCGCCGAGAGGTACCGTCTCCGTCCGGGCTCCCTGTATGACCTTCTCGACTCCGTACTCGCCGTTCTCGGCGACCCAGCGCTCCACGAACTCCTTGGCGTTGTACGGATCGTACCCCATGGCGCGCACGTCGTAGTCCATCTGGAGAATATGTTCGTCGAGGTCGTCGAAGACGCGCATCATGTCGAGGATCGTCTCCGGCATCACGATCAACGTCCCCTCCTTGAGGAACTCGTCGAACTTGATACGGAGCGAGACCGGCAGGTTGTTCATCGTGACCTCGGTGATGTAGCACCGGGTCTTGACGCCGAACGTCCCGTCAGGCCTCGGGAACAGGAACGTGGCTGCCGTGAAGTCGTCGCCCTGTGACAGGTCGAGACCCATGGCGCACGGGAGCCCCCAGAACTCACGAGGACGGTGCGGCAGCGTCTCCTCGTAGGCGAAGTAGTACGTGTACCCCTCAGACGGGATGCCGAACCGCTTCGCGAGGATGTCGTTGCGCTGGGAGGGGTTGTTCTCCGCACGCTCGACGTCCTGCTGGTACGTCTCGTAGGTCACGGTCTGCCCGATGTTGGGCTGGGCCTTGACCCAGAGGGTCGGGTCGGCGACCTCCTTGACGTCGTCGAGCCGGTAGTACCAGATCGAGACGTGCGGGTTGTCCCACTCGCCCTTCAGGATCTTCAGCAGCTCCATCTTCACGTCGTCGCCGACCGAGTTGCGGACGGTCCCCTCGGAGGATATGGCTACGATGGTCCAGTCAGGGTTCTTGGACGCCCCCTGCTCGAGCGCGCCGATGACGTCCTCGCGGAGATCGCCAGAGAGCCACTCGTCGACGGTGTTCACCATCGTGCGGAGGCCCTGAAGCTTGTCCCGCGACATTGGTCGGACCTCGAGCAGGGAGTTCGTCAGGAACGACTCGATGCCCTTCTTGGTCGTCGTGAGCTTCTTGCGCTCCATGCGGTTGCCGGTCGTGTTCTGTAGCGACCCGTGGGTCAGGAACTTGAACAGCGGACCGCGCGCACGGGTGATCGCGGTCGCGATCGGGGTCATGACCTCCTCCGCCTGCCG